TCCCACAAAATTACGTACTCACTTGAGTCAATTGTATTTTCGCTTTTAATTGTAAAAGTTTCAATTGTATCTTCTCCTTTATAAATTTTTACTATGTTCATTTTAAATCTTTTAAATTATAATCTACCATTGTTTCTATATCTTGACCAAATGCTTTTAATAAATCAACGTCAATATATTTCTTATAACCTGCTTCAAATGGTTTTGTAAAAAATAAACTTGGTTTAATTCCTCTTGCCCAAACATTCTTTGCTAAAATTATTCCTATTGTTTTATAATTACCTTGCGTAAACTTCCCTTTACTATCTCGCAATCTAAAGTTCTTTTGCTTTGCCCAATCTTCTAAAAATTTAGATGGTGGTCTTTTTGTTTTAAAACTATAAGGACTATTTGGTGCTTGTTGTCCTGTTATCTTTGCGTTCTTAGATACTTTTGAAGGGTCTGCGCCTTTAACACCTTTATCTATAAACATTCCATAATCAGCCATTTGAAATCCTACAATAGTATATCCGTTTTCAGTTACTACTTCACCTTTTAAACTATTATATAATTCTTTAGAACTATTCTTGCCACTTTTAGATAGGTTACTTCTTGACTGTTGAATAACATAATCCCTAAAACGCTTAATAGTCTTTTCTACTTCTAACATATACTCATCGTATTTTGTATTGCAATATCAAATGTATATGTAACACCAGCGATTTTATTTTCAAATCTTTCAGTAAAGAATTCTATGTTTGCTGTGCCATTTACAAGTTCATAATTTTCACCCAATGAACCACGATTTAAAACTTCTAAGAATCTATTCGCAACTGCTAATTGTGTGTTTAAAACATCTTGTTCGTTGTCATTTCCTATAAATATATCTGTAACTTCTTGTTTACTTTCGTCTACTATATCCATACTTAAAATAGATATATTATAATTTAAAACGTTACCTTGATAACTAACTGAATTCACTATAATATGACTCAAAGGAAATATAGTTTGCTTGTTTAAATCAACTTTAAATATATCACCAGTTGTAACTGTGTTTACAAAAGCATCTTCTTTTAATTGATTCTTTATTGCTTGTGTTATTTCGTAGAATGTACTCATTTATTTCTTTTTATTAAATCTGATTCTATTTGATTCTTTTGCTTTTCAAAAGTTAAATATGTTAAACATTGGTTAATTGGTAATTCGGTAATTCTATCAAAGTCTGTAACGTTTCCTTTAGCAAGAGCATAGATTGAACTATACCATCCCCACCGTTTTCCGAACTGTGCTGTTGCAGAATATCCTTCATCTCCTTGCTGTTCTCCAAATAAGTCATCGTACTTTTCAATAGTTCGTTGCCTAAAGTGTAAAAAAAAACATTAGCACCAAATACAACATCAAGTGGTGCGTGTTTCATTACGTCTGAATATGTTATAGAACCATTATATTTTTCAATGTCATACGTTCCATTTAAGCCATTCTTTTTAATCGGTCTATATAATACTGCCATTGCTTTATGCATCTGCTCCCAGTCGTTTATATACGTATCTAAGTCTGTATATTCACCAAAGGTCATATCATCTAAGTTAGGTATAAACCCAAATTCAACACCACCCATTTTAAATCTACTGATAAACTTATGATTTTTAATATCAAACATTTTACCAAGTGACTCAGTAATTTCTATTACTTCTTTGTATCTTATTTCTGCAACTTCTTTTAAGTCTATACCACAAAATGTTTGTACCATTTTCTGATGTAAGAATTCTTCATCTGTGTTATCTTTAGCTATCTTTAAAAATGCTTGATACTGTGATAACTTAATTTCGTTTAATTCTGTTGGTATGCTAATTTCTAACTTCATATTATTGTTTTTTATTATAATAAAATAAAGTTGTAATTGTATTAAACAAAAAAAAGACCTACATTTCTGTAAGTCTAATTTCCATTATTAATTAACCAGATTTAATTTTCNGTNGTNTATATTTTAAAGAAGTTTATATTAGAATACTTATCTTTAAATATTTGTAATGCTACTTGGACGCTTGTACAAGTTATAGATTCATATATAAAATCTTTTTCGTTAGCGTTACTGTAACGATACCAACCTTCAACTTTAAATGTTTTCATATCTTTTGTTTTTAATTATAAGCAAATATAATCATTATGTTTTAAATAAAATACATTTAACAAATATTTAACTATTCAAATAAGCAGAAGCTATTAAATACATTTGCTGCATCTTTTTAATTTCACCTATATTTCTTGGTAAGTTAATCATTACTTCTACATTCTTAACGTGATGTAAGTAACATTGTATTGTGGCAATCATTTGTCCGTATGTCATTTGTCGTGTATTTTGCGTTGTTTACTTGTCATTAATATATAAAGTAATTTCCTTTGTTTGGGTTTTCTAATTGGCTCATTATAGCATATCGCATAGCATCTATTGCGTGGTCTGCTCCACAAGGTTTATTTAATTTGTTTCCTGTTTTATCTGTTATCCAAATGTAATTCCTTAATTCGTTTATTAAGTTTTTACTTGTTGATGTAACATAAACTTTATTTTGATTGATTAAATTAAGTCCATATACAATACTATCTTTTCCTTTTGATACAGGTAATACATTATGACCATAAGTATTTAATTCAGCTATTGATTTTGGTTCAGCACTATCTGCATATATTAATGTATTTATTTCATTTGCTTTTAATAGATTAGATATTTCACTATTCAATAATCCTTTCTTATAAATAACCTCATCAAATATATATGCATCATTATACTTGTACATTAAAACTAAAGAACTTGGGTCATTACTGTAGCCAAAATCCATTCCTGCACACAATATCCTTGCTTCTTGTGGTAAATCTATTTCATTCCAATCTGTAATACATACACCTTCTAAACTACCTGTTTGTCCAAGTCCATATACTTGCCACCAATTAGCCCAATATGTAGATGTTAATGCTTTAACCTTTGCTGATTCTATTTCTTTTATAATAGTATCACTTAATGCTTCATTATCTAAATAAGTTAATGTAATAAAGTCCACATTATCTTGTGTTAATATTTCTTTGTCTACCCAAAATGAAGATGCTGGGTTGTAATCTAACCATATATCACCACTTGTTCTAATTGCCATTTGATAATAAGAATCAAAGTCTATATTATTACACTCGTTTACATATAATATGTTTCTTCTTGCACCTCTTAATTTGTCAGGTTGGTCAACACTAAAGAATTCAATATAACTTCCATTTGCAAATGTGTACTTTAACGTACTCTTATTAAAGTTTGCATCAGTATATCTACCCAATGCCATTATAATCTTTAAGAAGTCTTTTAATGCACCTCTACGCAAGTGTGGTATTGATTCTGATACTACACTTATTTCAAGCATTGGTTCTTTTATTGCTTTGTCAATTAGCAAAGGTAATATACCAAAAGTTTTACCTGCTGATGTTCCACCTCTTATAACCTTAATACGTTGCTTTAAACGTAATAACTTTCTTATTGCAGTAGTTACTATAAATTCCATATAATAATGTCTTAAATGTCATCAAACATATCTACATTAAAGATAGGTTGCTCATTCGTTACAGTTATATCTTTTGTTTCTCTTGGCTTACCTGCATAATAGTTATAGAATAGTTGTGTGAATTTAAAATCACCGTTCTCTAATCCTTTTTCTAATGCCATAAATGCTAATGGTTCTAATGCAGATAACTTTTCAATTAACTTAACTTCTTCTGATTTTGATTTACGTCCAGCAGTTTTATGTCCACCATTGTTTTTTCTTCTATCTTCCATAATTAATTTATTATAAATAACAATTAGTATTAACGTAATCTAAAACGCAAAACAATTCTTCATTGCTAAAGCTAAACCATTCCGTTCCACCTATTCTATTTTCTTTATAGATAGAAATCATATCTGATTCTAATTCAAAACAATTTTTAGCTTTTAAAATAGTTAAAACTTTTATATTTACATTATGTGTTTTATATACTTTTAATCTTTTATTAAAATTAGATGAATATCCAAATTTATATTTATCACCTGATTTTAAAATATAAAAATAATCTTCTTCTTCTTTTTCTTTATCAATATTTAATAATTGCTGAATAGCTTTATTTTTAAACAATTCATCTTGCAAAAGATTTTCAATTAAAGTAGCACATTCTTTTTTTATAATATGTGATAGTCCAATACCTTGTTTTCTTCCTGCTCCTTTTCTTGCTCCACCGTGATTTTTTTGTTCAATACTCATAATTAAAAAATATTATTATTAAATTAAAAATAAACATTTTTGTTTATTGTTTATATCAGTTCATCAATTTCTATATTATGATGTTGCAATAGTTCACATATTTTATCAAAGACTATTTCA